CCCCTTGGCATTGTCCGTAATATTACCGCCATCTATTACTAAATTATCCTTATATACACCACCATCTATAACAGCATCGTAGTATAATTCAAGTTTTCCAATAGCAGCTATCTTTTGCATCATGTTTAATTGTTGCAACGGATCTGCAATTTTCTCTGCCGCACCTGCTACAGAAAGTATCTCCTCCATGCTTAACTCGTCACTTTCTTCTTCCTCTTCTATTTCTAAAGCTTTCTGCTCTTCGGCCTCTGCCTGTTCCTCCAATTGTATCTGCACCCATTTATTGTAAAAAGGATCTTCTACATTTGGCGTGTCCAAAAGATTGTTATCTAAAAGATATTGGTACAGTGCATTTTTGAAGTCTGGGCATGTTGGGTCGCTGAGTGGTGTGTGACACGGATCAAACTTATAGTGATACAGTATTGTAACGTCAGACAGTGACCCATCTCCTGTTACTTTTATCTCTCCTTCGCCAAACAAATTACCCAACGTAGAAGGCACTGCGTCGTAGGTAACTTTAGTACCTCCTGGGATTTTATTCCAATTATCAGTGTACTCGTATATATACCCAGCACTGCCTATTTTTTTATTAGTAATAGAAACAGTGGAATCTTTTGTGGCATCTTTTGTAAGTGTGTATCGGTGAAATATACCCTCGACTGTCAAACCAGTTTGGCTTGGCAGTAAGTTATTCATTGCCCAAGTGTGCGCCTTGGAAGCTGCGTTCTTTGTATTGCCGTAGATATTCTCAGAGAAGCAGTAGTAAGGCCAACAAAAGACCACCAATGCCAGCAGCACCTTTAGCGGTGTTCTTGTCATCGTCATCCCATTCCTCCTTTTTTCCAGCCACATACCCAGGTACAAGCTGTGGGTTGTTTTCCCACTCGGTCTTAGCCGCATCTCCCACAAGACCGTTGATTGGGCATGGCGTTCCAGAATTTGCCATTGCAATATGTATTCTTTTGTCTTGGCACATTATTGCCACGGCACTCACCTTAAGCCCCATATCGTACATAACCTTGGCGTTCTTAAGTCTTTCACAGTTTAAATCTCGCACTGTCTTACCAGCACTAATGCCTAGTATCTGTGTCTGAACAGCTCCTGCAACAGAAATATGACAAGTATCTGAGTTAGATGAATTAATGCTTGGAGCCATAGCGGAGGGTGGGGGAGACTTAACTGTTGTTGTGGACTCTAGCTTAGAGTCTACTTTAGAGTTTGTGGTACTGTTTGTCTCGATACAGTTAGAGTTTGTTGCGCTGTCACATCCCTCTCCAAAGGCCATTGGCACAAGCACCGATAAATACAGTAGAGCTAGAAAACCACACATTAAAAATAATAAAACTTTTTTCATGTTATTCCTTACTGGCAAACGCTGACCCTGTCAGGATAGCACCAAACGCCAGATGAAACAATCCACCCCCCAGCAAAGTAAAAGGCTGGTGCTGCCCAGTCATCTTTTTCATCAATTCCATTTGAACCATAGGCTCTGTAGTAGCGTTAATAATATCCATAAATTCAGAGATGTCTGGTCTGTTTAACCCCCACCACACTGGGCAGAATAAAAAGTCATAAAAGCAAATTAATAAATAAAATATAAGCGCAGTCCAACGCCATGTCATGGTGGACTTCTGTTGAGCTGTAAGTTGTTTGCTCATTTAAATGCAGGGTGGTGTACACATCGCCTTATCTACACCGTAGAAAATCACAGCAATAAATATTACCAATGCCAACCCTATCCAGATCCATTTGTTTTTCATTTCTTACTCCAAGTACAGAGAGGTTCTCCAAGTTTTAAAGGACACTCAAGCGATATTCCATTAGAGCACCCAGAAAGTAAAAGACATATAACAAGAACTTTTTTCAAAAGACTCCTCTAAAAACTTGAGGTCTAGCTATAGGACTAAAGGCTTTTATTATCCCTCCGTCCTTCTTACTATTTAACGCAATAGCTATAGCCTGGTCTTTAGGCTTACCTTCGTCAATCAACTTAGAGATGTTGTTGCTAACAACTTTTTTAGATCTTCCTTTTTCTAAAGGCATTAACCTCTCCTTAACATAGCCTCTCGTTGAACATCAATACGCTCTCGGTTTACCTCAGTTCTTTCCTCGGCAATTCCTTCTTGCAGTTCTAATCTAGCGGAATCAGTTACTGCACGTTGCTCAACTTTCATTCCTTCAAGTTCCAACTTAGCTTGGTCAAGAGCAATCTTATTGTTGGCTTCCATTTCCTTAATAGATAGTTCCTGCATACGGATCTGCACTAACGGATCTTCGGAGCTTTCGTCACTTCCTTTAAACGCTAACAACGGCGCCAACTCTTTAAGAAGTTCTGCCTCAACTTGTGCTACTCTGGATTCAACCTGTTCTGGGTTGAATTGTTCTGGGCCTTGTTGTTGAAGCTCGGCTACTCTTTGTTGTGCAATCATAGGATCAATCTGTCCCGCTTGAACGAGCTGTTGCATTTGCTCTAACTCTTGTTGTGGTTTTGAGTTTATTGTTTGTAATTCTTCATCGACCATCTCTCTAGCTTTAAAAGACACATGTTGAAAAACATGACTAAACAAAGCAGCAAGCACTGGAGGGGAGTTCTGTAAAACAGAAAGTTCCAACAAAGATAAATGCGCTTGAATGTGAGCGTCATGGTCTTGAGGTGGGAACGCCTGCGCTGGTTGTCCAATAATTAGTGCACCGTTCTCTACAGCCGGATCTGTTGGCTGTGGTTGAGGAGGTGGAGGGGGAGGAGGTAACACCTCATCAATATTTTGCACCTCAAGAGCTTGATACATACGGCGATAAGCTGCATGTAAATTATGAATTTGTGGGTTAGATTGAGCTAATTGTAACTGTGTTTGAGCTAAAGTTACCCTTTGAGCCATTGAAAATATGTTTGGATCACTAACTGGAATAACATCTACCCTACCATCAAAATCCTGTGCTTTGACCTGTTGAGGCGCACCAGCTACTTGATAAGGGTATACAGGGGGTAAATTCTCTCCAAATATACGTGCAAGTAATCTAAACTCATTACGTTGTGCATAATGTAAACGTTTGTGTATCGCAGACATTACCTTTGTGCCACGCTCAATCATAGCAACTGTTGTGCCTACAGGAGACTCTTGACTCATATCACCAAGCGTTTGATCAGCTAACGCAATAAATCTTCTACCATCGTTAACTATTCCACCAAGAAGTTGGTTTAACGTAGCGGATGGTTCCTTATAAGGAAGTGGAATAATAGAATCTCTAATACTTCCACCCGGTGCATCAATGTCTCTCCACTCACCTGGTTGCAATGGTTCATCGTCATTCCGAACTCGAACACCTCTTGCTTTAAATCCAGCAGGAAGGTTTGATAAAGTACCAGCGTCTATTAGCTGACGTAGCAAACTTGTTGCTGCTCTACCCAGTCCACCAATCATATGGATTAATCCAAAGCCATAAAACCCAAGGCCAGGCATAAACTTGTAGTGTACAAAGTATTGTCGCTTACTTTTGTTTGGATCTTGTTGATCGTAGTTTCTGCGTATCGCTAAGACTTTAGCAGAATTATCGTCTAGCGTTACGATGTAAGGAAGTTTAATTCCAGTAGGCTCTCCGGTATTAGGGTTCTCGTCTTCAAAACCTTCTAGATCTAACTCAACATGAACCTCTAAGATATTAAGAACATCGTCAGAATAGTTCTTTGAGATACCTTCTAACTCGTTAACCTTTTGACGAACAGAATCGGATTCCTCATCGCCTCCGCCCTTTAAGTCTATGTCCCTATACATCTGGGCTACTTGCATCTTACGAACTTCGTTTATGTCCATGCGTAAAACATGAGTAACACGAGTGGCTGTTGTTAAATCAGACGCGGAATAAGGTACAACTAAATCTTGCGCTGGTACAAACTTAGAAACAGCACGGCCTTTGGTTGCATCAAAGTATACCTTCTTAAAGGTAGAACCTGATAACGGTAAATAGAATAACATCTGATCCATGTCTGGATCAAACTCCTGCATAATCTCCGTGATTTGATAGTTCATAAAATCTTTAACACGACTTGCTTGCTGTTCATGTGCAGCGTCTTGAATACCCATCAAACGAGTACGAACTGGCCCCCCAGGTGGCAACATCTCCTTGTACGCTTGTGATTGGAATTGTGTAACGGACTCACTAATCAAAGGATGTGTAATTCCTGACGCACCTTCAAAAGGAGTAGATCGTTCAGTTGTCTTCAATCCAAGCAAATCTAGCCCATTAACGTAGGTTTCTTCCCATTCTGACCTTGATTCAAGGTCTTCTTCGTATAATGATCGAAGCTCCGCAGACAGCTCATCAAGTATACTATCACTTAAAATCTCGGCTAAATTAGCATCAAACGGTATAGCTTCCGCAGGAATTTCTATTTCCCCGCTCTTAATAGCCTCAATGATTGCTCCGCCCTCACCGTCTTCAGTTATTTCGGCGCCGTCTTCAAAGCCCATTGGCTCGTTTACAGAAACTTCTACGTCTGGAAGTCCCGCTGTATCGTCTAGAGCTAATCCAGAATCTACAAGTGATCCCATTGGTTGTGGTGGTAAAGCCATTAATAATACTCCCGTTTTTTGGGTCTCCATTCATCGTCATATACATCCTCCCCCTCAAGGGATATAAACCCTCCTTGGCGGAAACGCATTAATGCTAATGTCATACTATCACAAAAATCGTCATAGTCACCATTAGGAAACGAAGAAACCTCTTCTATCACTTCATCTGCAAACTTTTTGTCCTTTGGCGCCCAAACAACCCCTGCTTCAAACAAAGG